AGGTGAGATTGGCGTCTGGACCAATTTTCCGTTGCCACTGCAATGCCGCAGAAGAGTTGTATTTAGCTACAACACCTACAACATAACCACTAGAGCCAAAATTAGAAACCCCCGCAAGAAATACATTTCCAGAGGGGTCTACATCCATGTTATACCAAACACAAAAGCCGTTGCTTGTGTTAGTGCCAAGGAGAGAGCGAGATATAAAGTTACTTCCATCAGCATCATATCTACTCCAAAAACCTTGGTCATAACTAGCCTGCTGTGTTCTTGCATACCCACAAGTATAAATCTTGTTATTAGAGTCTATAGCGGAACCATCCCCAACATCGTAGGCCGAACCTGGATGTTGCGTAGAGGTTTTTACATTCTGCCATTGTTTAGAAAAAGAAGAGTTAAACTTCGCCGTTAACCAGTCGTAGCTTAAAAAGCCTGACACATAGATGTTGTCGGAGGAATCAACTTTAACATCAGAAGATGAATCATTAGCTGACCCACCATAAGTTTTAGTAAAAGTTAAAGCACCTTCGTTGGTGAACTTAGTTACAAATCCGTCCTGACTTCCAGCGCCATCACTCTTTGTTAAGCCGCTGACAATTACATTGTTATTAGAGTCAGACGTAATGCCCAAGTAAGCATCATCGTCACCGCCATACTGCTGATTAATCCAGAATGGCCCATCGCCTATACCAGCCCCAGAAGTCCCAGCAGCGCCCATGAGTATTGAATTAAATGAGTTACCCAATGGCTGTTCCTCCAAGGAAACCGTAATAAGTAGTGCCACCATCACGAGTTATAAAGGCATACGCCTGCACTTCATCATCGCCAGCAGCATCAGGTGCAGAACCCCCCGCCCAATCTACAGTGTTAGGCCAAGTTAATGTAACAGCAGTGCTGTGCTGAGTTACTATAAGAGTAAAGGCAAATGAAGTTCCACTAGCAGGTGGATCACTAAATGTAAATGTAGTGTTTTCATCCATAGTAACAGCAAAGTGATTAGCTGAAAGTAAGTCTAAATCAACCGTACCTGCAGCAGTAAGAGTTACATATGTCTCTTGGTATGTAACTGGTTTAACTGCGCCAGTAGAGTTTAGTGTCATTTTTACTGCAGCTAATTCACTTGCACCTGTATGAAACTCTAATCGTGTAGCATTGTTAGAGGAACTAAAGTTACCTTCAGCAACAGCTTGTATAGCAGCAGCTACAAGTATAGCATCTGTTCCTGTACCTTCATCTGGGGCTTGGAAAGCAAGTTTACCAATAACATCGTTAGCTGCCATATCAGTCTCACCTGTTTGTAAGGTAAGAATAATAGGTTTGTCATCTGCAGTAGCACCATGTTTTAGTGCTAATCCAACATCAGCAGTATGTGTAAGAGTAACCTCACTGTCAGCACCAAAGTGAATTACAGCTGCATCACTTAGCATAAACAAGTCATCACCAATAACAGCATCTAAAACTACAGATAAACCACCATCAGTTTGTAAGGAACCATCTGTCGTACTTGTAGCGGCGGTGGAGTCATCTGTTTTAATAATACCACTAGCAGTTATTGCAGCAGTAGTTAATGCACCAGCAACATCTACGACACCACTAAAGTCACCAGTAGCTGCATCAATTTCCCCTGCTATTGTTAAGTTACGTATACCTGTATAGTCTTTATTAGAATCAAGTATAACAGCTTTAGAAGCTACAGCAGTACCTATAGCAACACTGCCTAAGTCTAGTGCATTTAACTCTCCTACAACTGCAGTAATACCGTCTAGAGCATTTAACTCAGCAGCAGTAGATGTGACACCATCTAAAATGTTAAGTTCTGCTGCAGTAGAAGTGACACCATCCAAAATGTTAAGTTCTGCAGCAGTAGAAGTAACCCCGTCTAATATGTTAAGTTCTGCTGTAGTAGATGTGACACCATCAAGAAGGTTTATTTCTGTAGCTGTTGAAGTTACTGCTACGTTTTCATTAATTTTAGGAGAAGTTAAAGTTTTATTAGTAAGGGTATCCGTTGATACAAGTGATACTAAAGTAGAGTTACCACCAGCAGGTAAAAGCATAGTGTTAGTAACACTTGCAGAGTGTGGTTGTGCAATTACTTTTTGGCCGTGAGTGTTACTTTCACAGTTAAACACGATTGCACCTGAGTTAGTATTGCCTCTTACAACTACTGTACCTGTACCGTTAGGTGCTAAGTCTAGTGTAGCATTAGAAGTTGTAACAATGTCAGCACCATTCATGTCTAGGTTTCCACCTAGTTGTGGGCTGGTATCTTCTACAACGTTAGCTATATCTGAGCTTGAACCAGAGCCAGCAAGGAAAGTACTCCTAGTAATCTTTTTAATTCCACCGCCCGAAGTATCAAGGACTATGATTACATCATCATTAGCTGCAGTACTTATCTCAGATAGATCGCCTATTGTACTATTACTTACGTCAAGAATATTTAGTTCTGCTGCAGTGCTTGTAACACCGTCAAGAATGTTTAACTCAGCTGTGGTAGATGTTACACCATCAAGTAGATTTAACTCTGCTGCAGTAGAGGTAACACCATCTAAAATGTTAAGCTCTGCTGTTGTAGCAGTTACTCCGTCAATTAAATTAAGTTCTGCTGTTGTAGCAGTTACGCCATCTAGAAGATTAAGTTCAGCAGCAGTGGAGGAGATAACTGTACCATTAAAATTAATAGCATCTAAGTGTGCTGTACCGTCTATGTAAATATCACGCCACTCTTGACTTGCAGAGCCTAAGTCAAATGAACTGTCTGTGTTAGGAATAATACTTGAGTTTACGTCAGCGCCAAACACAACATTATCACTAGCTGCATCACCAAGAGTAAGAGTACCACCATTAAAAGTAGTAGTACCTGTTACTGTTGCATTACCTGCTACCGTAAGATTACCACCTACAGCTAAGTTACCTGAGATGTCAGCAGCACCATTCATATCAATAGTAGTAGCAGCAATCTGTATCTCTGTGTCGGCTACAATGTCTAGCTGACCATCTGCACTAGAGTTAATAAAGATAGCAGCATCACGAAACTGTATCTTCTCTGTAGTAGCAATAAGTATGTCATCAGAAAACTCAAAGTAGTCCTCATCTTCCATCCACTTTAATACACCATCATTACTTTCGCCATCAAAGGTTACTGTAATGTCTGTGCCTGAAGCACCATTACCCAACGTAAGGGAAGTACCAAGCAGCTTAGTAATAGGGCCACCCTCTGCAGTAGTACCATCATGCGTATGCCCAGTGCTTGCAGCAAAAGCGGCTAGAAGCTGGTCAAATTCATCATTAGTATGATCCGCTGTAATGGTATCTCCATCTGCGTATGTTGATTGTCTTGTGTATGTAGCGCCCATCTAACGTCTTGCTCCTAATTGATACTCTAGCTGAAATCCCTTAAGGGAGTAAGGATTGCTTTGCCCGTCATCTTCTACCCTTAAAACAACAGAAAAACCTGAACCTTCTACTGACTGCCTATCAAGAGGTTCTTGACCACCTCCATAAGCAAATTGAGTTGTACTAGAAGTTGTACTATATTCTGCAGTACCATAGGATGCTGCTAAATTAGATGTGTCAAAAGGGTATACCGCTGGCCTTGAAGAGTCTCTATTTTCGTTATCATATCTTACAAATAAATCTGTGTCAATACTTCCTTCAGGCTTGTAGTTAATAATAACTTTTTGCATATGTTTACGTATGCCGGGGTCACCAAAAGACATATCAGGACTTCTATATTTGCCTGCTATAATTGTACCATCAAAAGTACTTCCTACTTCTTGTCTTTGTATAAACCCACTACTGTCACCATGAAGTACAATCACATCCCCTGCTTCAACAAAGGAGTCGGTACAAGTAGTTTGTAATCCTAGTAGAGTTGAAAACTCAAAAGCTTCTTTCTTAAGGACACAGACTGCCCCCCTAGAAAGACTTTCTGACTGTCCATCCTTATTAAAGAATATTCTATACTGTGTTTTATCTGGTATAACTACGCTGTCAAAAGAACCTGCGTCCCTAATATTTTCATCAAATATAGATTGAATGTTTTTACTAATTGTACCAAGCTCTGTGTCACCAATACGTGCAGTAGCAGCAACAGTACGTAATCCATCAGGACCAAGGAAGATCAAGTCACCCGCAAATTCCTGTACGGTAAAGCTATTAATGCAACCAATGTTTCTTGTTACTGGTTCCACTGAAAAGTCACTAAGAGTTGAGCCTGTAAGTTTAAATATTCTATTCTCACAAAAGATAAACAAACTATTACGAAAAACTTTTAGTGCAACTACTGTATCATCAACTTTAATACTACCTGCACCATCGCCAGAATTAAAACCATCTTCATCAAAAGGTTCACTAAAAACTATCTCTTGTGGTGTAGTAGATTTACCTGCGTAAAACATATGATTTCTATATGCGGCTACAACAGTAGAACCTGCTACTGAACTTGCACTAACATCAGATGCAGTCATAGAAGAGTTAAATATTACTGGAGCATTAACCCCATCTACACAAATAAGTTTTTCATTTCCATCAAAGTTATAACGCTCAAAGTGATACTTAGTAGCATTAGTTCTGGCTGTATCTCTTTGTGTCCAATCCTCAGATACTACATTACTTTTTATGTGTGATGCTGCAGTGGTGCTTGAAGTAGCTCTAGTAACACCTGTAAAAGAACTTGAGGTAATACCTGTATAAGTAAAGATTTCAGAGTTAATCTGTAGAGAGCCACTAGAAGAAAACCCTGAAGTAGAATTAACATTAATTTGTCCAGCACCTGTCATAGCTGTACTTGAGGCAATACGAATTGTTAGCGTAGTAGAAGAAGAAGAGTAAATTCTTTCTCCTCTAGCAGCTACTACTTTGTTTGAAAATAAAGTAACCATTAAAGGTTGTTCCGCTGTACTATTTGTAATAGGAATTACTTGATTTATAAATTTACTAAAGCCATTAATTCTACGATAGCCACCTGAAATGTCAGGCTCAAAGTTTTCTAGTTCTAAGGCTTCTCCCGGTTGCATAATAAAGTTAGAACGGTTAAGTATTAAACCGCCTTCACAATTAAATGCTACTGGTTGTGTCTGTGAACTATCTGGCATTAACTAACACCTGACATAAAGTTAACTGAACTACGGGGTCTAACTATCATTGTAGACCTGACATAATCATACTTGTTAATAAGTAAACTCTGCATGTTTTTAATACCCTGCTCAAACCTAGCAAAATTTAATTGGTATTGTTGCATTTCACCTCGGTACTGATACACAAAGGAGGAGGCACCATCTATAATTACAGGAGCAAACCTGTCAGGAATAGTAGTGATATCTCCATGTGCAGAAAGATCACTAGGAAAAGTATAGTAATCAAATGTCAAAGTATATTCTTTATCAGGAAAAGGGTACATTAAATAATTATTGTCAGGTGTACGTATAATATTTCTAGGTACACCACCTTTGTCAAACTGTGCTACAAATACATCGTCTGCATGTATGGCCGCAGTAGTGCTATTTGCACCACGTGTACA